AATGTCCAACCCATAATAGCCAATTTAATGCCTACTATTAAGCTAAATACCGTTCCCAACTGTTCACCAAATCGTTCCCATTTGTTAAGGTCGGGTCCGCCTATATTAGTTAAAAACCCAAATCGTTGTGAAATCCAGACAAAGGCATCATATAGTGCGTTAAAAATAGCCTTAAGCGGCCTAAAGAGGACAGCATTAAGAAAGTGAAATCCGTCTACCATCGACCTTACGAACCCCCGCCAAAACCTTTGGGCGGCTACAATAAAGTCAATGAATGTTCCCAACCCATCTACAAGACCAAGAGCCTGTAGTGCCTGATATTGGTCATCCGTTATTTTATACAGACCAGTTTCATTGTAGCTTTGTAACGCTGTTACAAATGCCTGCCAAGCTTTACCTATCATAATTAGTTTACCCGCAAAAGAGTCCCAGCCAGTTCCCGATAGTAACTCTTGTACTTTTTCAACAAGTTTTCCTCCCGTTAACGTGGCTAAGGCATTATGTGCCGTTGTCCATGCCCTATTTAAGTTGGCAAAAAACTCCGTAGTAATGGTGCGGAGTCTAAAGAAGTCGTATCTCCATGCCGTATGTAACACCAGACCTATCCCAGCCAGTTTTAGTGTTAATACCCCGAAGGCTTTCAGAGGAGCAATCAATTTTTTCTTAAGTAAATCCCCTACCGTAATAGAACCTTCTCCTACCGCCTTCAAAGCCGCCGCCGACCCGTAGTTTAGTTCCGCCATCTGTAATAGGGCGGTGTGTAAAGAACCATAAACCGACATCAATTGACCTACCACCATTAAAGCAATACCGCCAACAGTTAACAGTAAACCAGATATACCCATACCATACCCGAGTATTTTAGCCAAAGTAGGATATTTTTGTATTAGTTCAACTAAGGTTGCCATAGCAGCTTGGGCGTTTTTCAAAAGGGGAATAAGTATAGGAGTGAATAACTCACCCATTATTTGTTGAAAAGTTTCCCTAGTACCTTCCCACACTCGACGCAAACCCCATAAAGTATTCATCATTTCAGCCATGTACTGTTCCGAAAATCCAGTAGAACCTCTTATTGCATCCCTTATTTGATACATGTTCATTGCCGAGTTTTTCATAAAATGGTCATACGCTTGGAAAATTGGCATTGATTCAACACCAAAAAGCCGAACCAAATTAGCCCTACGTTCAGCCGTTTCACCCCATAATTCTCTAGATTTAGTGCTAACAATTTCTAGGATTTTTATTGGGTCTTTTATCTCGTCTAGATTTATACCGAGTAAATTCCATAAAGTACCACGATTTCCCCTAGAAGCCGATGCCTGTAAAATTGCCCTAGAGAACGAGTTAACTACCGTACCTGCGAATCTAGGTGTTAGTGATGTACGCGCTACACCCAAAAGGGTTAAGAATGTATCTAAGTCCGTCTCCAAGTTGCCTAAACCAGCCCTTGAACTACGCCATGCACTCCATAATTCACCCATGTTAAAAGCAGTTAATTGAGTTGTTTTTGTTAGTTTATCTAAAACCATCCTTGCGTCATCCGCCGTATTCCCTGTTTGTTTGAGAATAGCATTAAAAAACTGGGCGGAATCCGCGGTGGACAAAGCTCCGTTAGAAAAGAAGGTCATTTCCGCCGTAGCAGCAGCTAACGCCTCTGCTTCTTCCGCCGTAAATCCAACCTTCAAGGTATCAAGTACCCCTTGTGCAACCTCCAAGTTACTCAACGGTAGTCTTATACCAATATCCACAATAGTATTTTTTAATTTTGTATACTCTTGGTTAGTTACCCCGCCTAAAAATTTAATTTCTCTCATAGTTTTTTCAAATTCATCCGCCGCGGCAACCCATGTGTCTATCGTTCTTGTCATTGTCTGACCTGCCCTCATAATACCCAAACCGGACATAGAAAGGGCAACGCCACCCATAATCATAGAATTGAACATGTTAACCTGATTTCGCACGTTTCTAGAAAACATTGCGAATCTCTGGTCAAATTCATCCTCCATCATAGTCATTGCCGTAGTTAAATCCCGTTGCATAAATTGAGAAAAACCACTTTGTGGTAGTGCTCTGTCAAAATTTTTCGGCACTTGCTTTGCGGCAGCTTCTGCTTCGTGTCTCATTTGTCTAAAACCTTGAACAACCCTATTTATAGCCGCCGACGCATTATCTACAAAGTCCAGTTGAACACTCATTCCATTATGAATTAACGACATAGATTATCTACCACCGCCCTTTCCTGCTCCAAGCATGGCTTTTAGAGTTTCCTCAATCATGGTGCACCACCTATGCCTCTCCGACCGCCCTAGCTGTCTTATAATGTCAGGAGGCCAATGGTAGTTCATAGCGACCATGTGAAACTCATAAAAGTACCTGTTCAAATCGGTTTGCCCTATCAAATCTCCTACTAGAAACTCGTCTATAAGATAAAATTTAGTGGGTTTACACCTGCTTCAAATTCATGTCCACAATGGTCACATACGGTATTTACTATAAACCTAGGCCCGAAAACTTTGTCCGCTAAATGGGAAACAAGGTAATCCCTGTCTTTTTGTCCCATTTCCCGAAAAACTTTGGAAGATAATTTAACCGAGCCTAGCTCAGTGACACACCTTGTTATCAAAGTAGTATTAGCTAAGCCGGGATTTTTTCTAGCCACAGAATCCAATTGTTCTTGGTCAAAGCCAGTAGGTAGCCTCATTGTTCCAGAGGTGTGGGTTTCCTTACCGTCAAAATAACCTCTTGGAAGTGTGAATGAAATAGCATGCGGGTCATCCTTCAATGGACGTACTTCCAATTCGTCCATAGTAAAATCAATCGTAAGAGATTTCCGACAATCCCTACACTGTGTTTGAAAAGACATCTCATTTCCATAGGTAAGCTCTCTAATTTTCATAAGTATTAAATCCCGGTCACCTAAAAATAGTTCGTTAATTATCTCTTCCCATTTAGCTGCCTTGATATTGCTTTTCTCGATAGTGCCTATCCTTTGAATACAACTGGATAACAGGGTTGTTACAATTTTACCGATGTTATTACGTACTTCTGCTTTAGCAATTGCCTCTTCATCCGCCCCTGTCATTTCTCGGATAACCACTTCGTCATGAATAGTACCATCGCTGTCCTTGTAACCTGCCAGTAGCCTAAAAGTTAAAACCGGAATGTTGTTTGTCATTGTCTTTTTGCCTCCTTATTTGTTTGTAAATAGGGAAAGAAGCGGGGCGGTTAAACCCCGCTTTTCATATTACTCCGTTTCGACAGACTCATATTGAATGTCTATAGAATCTATTGCCACCTCACTAGATGTAGCGTCGTACTCAGGTCGTGTAAACTTAGATGCCCAAGCCTCATATAGAATGTGCCTACGAACTTCCTGTCCAGCGGCATCCAATTCAACAATTGTAACAGTCTTGCGGAAACTTGGATTAGACAGAGCTTCTTTGTACCAAGTATACATTGCCATATTAGAGGTTGCCCCACGCTCCAAAGTGGCTACTCCTGTAGTTTCACGGCCCGGTAGTTTGCGGATTGCGGCGTAACCCCCCTCCGCGTACTCCGCAACTTCAAATTCACTTTCTAACCCGCTTACTCTACTAAAACCAAGTTGTGCAATTCCTTCGATTTCCACCCTAAAGCGGAACTGCTGCAACGGGTCCGCCGTTCTAGCCCTTGCCATCCTTAATCTTCCCCCTTTCCCTAGTTCTCAGTAGCGACAACGGTTCCATCCCATTGCCCTACTTCCAATGTGATGAATTCACCCGGTTCGGCGATAGCCACACCAGCACGTAGTTTCATTTCCCCGTTCCTAACCATTGTAGGTGTATTGATTTCTCCATCACATTTTACAAAGAATGCCTCAGCCGGAGTATCCCCTTTGAACCCGCCCTTTCCGTACTCATTGAGTAGGAATGCCTTAGCACCTGTGCGGGTTTTCCCCCACAATGCCGAGTTGTTCGGCTCAAACATGGCGGAACGGAGAAAGACCTTCAAACTTGCCTTAATATAATTAAGTCCAAACCGTATATTGAGATACTTCTGTGGTTCTGTAGTCCTACCCTCTAGAGTGCGAGCACCCCATATTACAATTCCTGTGTTCTTGAAGCTGCGGATTACATTAATGCCACTAGTGTTTAGGTTTGCCTGCCCGCCATCTGTTATGTTCCTTTTTAGTCCTAAAACCCCACGCAATACCGTCTCTTCACCCGCTGGTGCTTTATAAAGTGACCTTTGTGCGTGTGTACGAACAATTGTTCCTACCACATGCCCTACCGATGGGACAAACTTAGTCCTAGTTGCCCCAGTACCAATGGGGTCGCTTACCAATACCCAAGGGTAATACATTGCTGCATAAGACCCCGTGAAACTTTCACGGAAAGTTAGAATGTCACCTTCTAAAGCCCCTTCTACACCATCAAAAGCAAATACACAGTCGCCCCTATTGGTACAGTAGGTAATGCCATTGGTTATCACCGCTACTGCTTGGGAATCAGGTACGGATAGAATTCTGAGGTCCTCCGCCTCAGTAAACAGTGGGAAAGTGCCGTTAAAAGATGTATCAGTTAGGTTCCCAGTACCGTTCAAGCCACCAGCAAGAGTATGAGTAACCCCTAAAAATTGGGCAAGAACCGTCGAAGATGTTACTTCAATAGTAATGTAGTTGTCTACACCGTTTACAACCTTTTCAACGAAGTTTTCAGCGCTTTCTACAAGAGAAACATTACGATAGACATTTCCAACCTGTCTGCCATCGTATAAAACAGTTAAATCAAATAACCCACCCGTTACCGCGGTTAATCTAACTCCTACCAGATTGCCCCAAGTTCCTTCGTCTAATGCCGTGACAGTTACCGCCCCACCTAGGCTAAATGACGCCTTTCTCTCTGTCCCGTCACCGACACGAACAACATAAATTTTGCCTGACCCTGCATTAGCGTAGAAGCCCTCCACAGCATAGGGGAGATAAGCATTGCTAAGATGTACCGTAGGAAGCCCATACGCGAATTTAGCAAGAAAGTCATCCCATGAAGTAACCGTAACTAGTTTCCCTACGGGGCCTCTAGGAGTAATTCCTACAAAACCCGCAACAGTTCCACCAGCGCCGGCTACCGTGGGGGCGGATAATGAAACTTCGTTAACATAAACGCCCGGATACCGACTCATTATAAGTTCCCTCCTTATTTAATCAA